GACGTGACGGTCTCGGTCGACCGTTGCACGATCGCTGCGAGCGCGCTGGTCGAGATGTCGGCCGTGGTGAGCGTCGCGACCGCTGTCTCCGGTAGCTGGGACGCGATGATCGCTTCCTGTGCCGCGCTGGCCTGCTGCACCACCGTGGTCAGGTCGCCGGCGATCTGCAGCCCGGCGTCGTCAGTCAGCTGCGTCAGTTGCCGTGCGATGGCGTCGAGCGCGATCGCCAACCGGCGCGATCGTAGGATCATCGCGCGGGACAGCAGGCCGCCCTGCGCGTTCGCGAGCAGTTCCTGCACCGCGGCGTCGAGATCGCCGGCGACCGTGTCCCAGGCGTTCACCCACGCTTCGGTGAGCTGCCTGGTGCGGCGGTCGGTGATCTTGGCCAGGTCTGTTCGCAGGCGCTGCGCGAGGCGGAGCGTCTGCGGTGTGACCGCCACCGGTTACGCCGGTGGCTCGGCGTCGGCAGGCTGCTGGTCCTGCTGGCCGTTGAGAAGGGCAGCCGGGTCCTTGCCTCGCCGGAACGCGTCCGCCGCGGCCTGCCCGGCCGATTGTTCAGGCGAGACGAAGTCGCCGTGCTCGTCGGTGACCTTGGCCAGCACTTCGTCGATGTCGTCCACGCGCAGCGCCGACATGAGGAGCCGCAGCGTGACCAGCGGCGGCACCTTCATCGTGCCGTCCGCCGCGACGATCGCGTTCACGAGCGTGTCGACCGGGGTGGAGTCGAAGTCGGGCCAGTCGATGTCGACTGTGCGGTCGTCCTCGTCGGGCAGCGTGACCGTGACCCGGTCGCTGCCCGGGTCGCGCGTGATCTTGCCCTTCAACGCGCCCTTCGGGCCGCGGACAGCCCAGTCGATGACGTAGTTCACGACGTCGCGGAACAGTTCCGACCACATCTCGCGGCGCAGGTTCATCGCCAGTTCCATCGGCTGATCCAGCGTGTCGGCGACAGCGCGAGCGCCGGTGACGCCGGGGTCGCCGAGCAGCATCGTCACCGGCACGTCCAGCGCGGACGCCGCCATGGAGGCGAGCGGGCGGCCGGAGTCAGCGTCGATGGTCGCGCCGGTCTTCGGGATCGCTTCGAGGTACTCGTCGCCCGTGTTGACCGCGGTCGCGCCGTACCCGTTCGGGTTGCCGCCGCGGTAGTCGGTGGTGGGCTGCTGGCCGAGCTTCGCCGCGACTGCCTTGGCCTTGTCGCCGCGCGTCTTGCGCTGCCACGCGAACCGGGCCAGTGCCTTCATCAGCACCACCCAGGCCTCAAGGAACTCCTTGTACGAGCGGGCGTACGGGATCGCAGCGAACGAGTCCGGAACGCCGCGGGTCGCGCCAGTCGGGCGGTTCACCGACACGACACGGACCGGCGCGTTCCACATCACCTCGGCGCCGTTGATCTTGCCCGGCTTCGCCTGCGGCTCGTACCCGAGCGCCGGGTAGTACACGGTGCGCAGGTTGTCGACCAGGTTGCCGCCGACCAGGACCCGCTCGGAGTACTCGCGCTTCACGTACCAGACGGAGACTTTGTCCTCGGGGTCAGTGACGATGTCGCTGATCTCCTCCGCCGGCAGCCAACGCGGCTGTACCGCGCCGGTCGCAGGGTTGGTGAACAGGGCGAGGAACAGTTCGCCGTCGGTGTAGGCGGCCTGCTCCATCTCCTCATGCGCTTGCGAACCGCTGAGGGTGGCGCGGACCTTCGGGTCGTCGAAGAACGCAGTGACGACGGCGTTCACGTCCTGGCCCGAGTCGGACTGGTCCCGGACGGTGATCTCGACGCCCTGGCCCCACACGTACGCCTTGCGGAGGCTGAGCCCGCGCTTGATCAGCGGGTTCATGATCGTCATCACGCGGCACAGGTCACGGATCTGCTTCCGGCCAGCCTCGGACATCTCGTACCGCGACTGCTGCAGGAGCGAGTACCAGCCGCGGTCCTCGAACGCGAGCTCGACGTCCGCGAGAGACTCGGTCAGCAGCTCGATCGTGTTCGACGCCGCCGACAACTGCTCCTCGAGGTGCGTCGCCCGCAACACGCTGGAGTCACGCTGCGCCTCGAACAGGTCAGGCTGAGTCCACGGGCTAGCGGACATGCGGGTCACCTCCCGGTGGGGCTAGTAGGGCGAGATGGCGTAGCCGGTCTGGTCGAGCTCGTCGAACTCGTCAGGCTGGACCTCGAGGGATCCGCCGAGCAGAGGCGCCAGCACGAGCCGGTTCAGCGCCTGGGACATGGCGTCGACCTGGTCGTCGTGCGCGCCGGCTGGGAAGCCTGCGGCTTCGTCGATGAACACCCCGACCCATGGGGCGAGTTCGGGTGCGGGGAGCCACACGTTCCCGGCTTCTACGAGCGGTGACACGGCGGCCGCGCGTGCTTGCTTGGACTCGGTCGGCGATTCGGGGACGATGCCGCCGACGATGCGGCGCAGCGAGTTGATGACCGCGGTGCCGTTCGCTTTGTCCTCGACGACCTTCAGCGTCGCCTGTGGCCAGCGGGCCGCGAGCTCACGGAACTTCTGGCAGGTCGCGGTGAAGTCGAGACGTTCGTGGACCTGGTCGAGCAGGAAGCAGTCGACGCCGCGGCGCATCCACACCTGGCCGACGACGTAGTCGCTGTCGTCGAGGTCTTTGAACGCCATGTCCCACGAGAGCAGCAGCCCGTCGTAGTGCGTGACCTGCTTGGATCCGTCGGGCATGTCGAGCCAGAGCGGGATGTCGTACTGGCGCCACGATTCGCGCTGGAACAGCTTCCCGGACGGCGGAGTGGGGCGGCCCTGGTACAGCGCCGACCATGTCCGTGCGCCTTTCGAGGTGACCGCGGTCGCTTTGCGGCGTTCCCACTGTTCGTCGGTGCGGCCTCGGGCGGACTGCATCCACTCGCCCGGGGCCCGGTCGAGCGGGTCCGTTTCGCCCTTGTCGGGGTCGTGGTCGGCCTGTGCAGGGATGTTGATGACCCGCCACAGGTCGGGTTCGTGCTCGAGGAGCCGCCCGGCGAGGTCGTCCTCGTGCCACCGGGTCAGGATCAGCAGGACGGGCGCTCCGGGTGCGAGGCGAGTGGAGGCGACGTCGGTCCACCAGTCCCACACGTTGTTGCGGTACGTCTCGGAGTCGGCTTCCTTGCGGTCCTTGATCGGGTCGTCGATGACCAGCAGGTCGGCGGGGCGGCCGGTCAGTCCGGCGCCGATGCCGACGGAGAGCACGCCGCCTTCGTGGCCGGCGAGCGTCCATTCGTGCGCGGCGCCGTTGTCCGGCGCGAGCTTGAGGCCGAGGTCGGGGTTGGTGACGACTCTGGTGCGGATCGCCTTGCCGTTGCGGTTCGCGAGGCCTTGGCCGTAGGAGGCGACGACGATGCGGCAGTCCGGGTTCTGGGTGAGCACCCAGGTCGGGAAGTCGGCCGCTGCGCGGGTGGACTTGCCCTCCTGTGGGGGCATGGAGATGATGAGCCGGCCTTCGGGTTCGTCGAGGAGCCGGATCAGCTCTGCGTCGATGAGGTCGAGGGCGGGCGTCTGGATCGTCTTCGGGCTCAGGTGTTTCGCGAGGTCACCCGGTGTGGCCCATTTCCGTTCGGGTTCGGGCGGCGGGTCGAAGAGGCGGGCGGCGTACTCGAACGGGGACAGCGCAGTCATCGCGGCCTCCCCGTGACTAGACCCAGGCGCCGGACTTCCGGACCTTCCATTGCGCCGGCACCCAGGCGCCGCCCTTCATCACGAACAGGTCGTGCGGTTTGACCGTGATCTGCACGGTGTCTTCGCTGGAGAGCGTGGTGCCGTCGCCGACCTTCAGCCCGAACGTGAGGGTCGCGCCTTCGATGTCCGCTGGTGCAGTGAACGTGGGCGATACGGCCGACGTGGACGAGAGGGTGACGGTCGGCCCGGACATCTGCCGCCACTGGTAAACGGACGGCGAGCCGGTGGAGGCGGCGCCGGTCAGGGTGACGGTGGAGAGCGGCGCGATGTCGGCTTGGTCGGGGCCCGCGTTCGCTGTGCCGGCGAACACCGTGGAGTAGGTGACGGACACCTGCGCTGCGTCGGCTGGGGTGTTGTCGTAGGACCGGAACGACAGCGCGTTCGCCGCAACGAATGCGTCGCCGCGCGGGACCTGGAAGGCGATCAGCACCGAGTCGCCGGAGGTCCACGTGCCCTGGTTGACGATCTCTTGCAGGATCGTTTTCAGGTCGGGCGAGTTGTAGACCGTCAGTGCGGCCCACGCGGCCGGCGTCCACGGCACGGTCGCGGTGGTGTAGGTGAGTGCGTTGGCCCCGGACCGGGTGGTAGGCGTTGCGAGGTTGTCGCCGAGCACGCCCGCGAGGGTGAGCGCCGGGATGGTGCCGGCGACGCCGACCGCCTTCACGGTGACGTGCGCTTCGGTGATGGTCGCGCCGACCGGGATCGCCAGTGAGGCGAACCGGACGAGTCCCCACCGGTTGAAGTCGGTGCTGGACGAGTCGCCGATGAGGATCGTCGCGCCGGTGGTGGAGAAGACCCCGGAGCCTTCGTTGTGCCAGGAGAGGTCGTCTCCGCCGACTGCTACCTGGGCTGTGACGGTTGGCATCGTCAGCTCCAGGTGGCTTGCAGGTTCGCGGACAGGGCCGGGTCGGTCTCGTAGGCGTTGCACGAGATCTGGCCTGTGGTGTTGCCGACCTGGTCGGGGTGGGTTTCGACGTACAGCTGGACCGGGGACGTGTCGGTCCAGCCGGGCTGTGCGGCGAGCTCGGCCACGATCGCGGTGATGTCCGGGCTGGCCTGCCAGGTGCCGGTCGGCCAGGCGGTGGGCTGCCAATCGACCTTCGCGACGGTCAGGTTCGCGAGGCGGCCGAGCAGGTTCGTCTTCGATGTCGGCACGGTCGCGGCGGTGGTGAGCTCGGCGGAGATCCGCAGCTTCGGCAGCACGGTCCCTGACTGGCCGGTCGCGTACAGGTACAGCCGCGCCCCGGCCGCGATCACAGCACCTGCGGGGATGCCGGGGGTGAACAGGAACGCGCCACCACGGTCCGCGTCGTCGGTTGCGGCCGAGTTGTCGCCGAGGAAGACCTTCGTGCCGGTCTGCGACCAGTACCCGGCGCCGGTGTTGTGCCAGTTCTGGTCGTTCGACCCGGCCGTGATCTGCCACCCGGGCCGCGGCGCTACCAACTGCTGCCCGGTGGCTTCCTGGCCGGCTGACCGCCAGTTGTCCCAGGTGCGGTACCCGGAGTTCCACGAGTACTGGGCGCGGGTCGTGGTCGCGACCCGGTACGTGTTGCCGTCGAACCGGTTGTTCTTGCGGCCGTCGTAGTACTGCGTCGCGTCGATCCCGCTCGAGCCCATCAGGGTGCCGAGCCCGGAGATGCCTTCGCCGTACTGGTTGCCGGACGTGTACAGGTTCCCTGTCTTCCCGGTGACCGTGACGGGGGTCATGGTGATGTCGTTGCCGTGCACGTACAGGTTGACCAGGTCCCGGTTCGGGTAGGTCACGTCCGCGCGGGGCCGGAACTGGGCGAAGATGCCGTTCTGGTTCGGGCCGAGCGTGTTGCCGACGACCTCGACGTCGCGGGACGTGTTGACGTTGATCCCGGCGGTGCCGAACCCGGAGAAGCCGGTGAAGCTGGTGTCGGTGGCGTTGTCGGCCGCGAACTGGAACCCGCACCCCGTGACCGTGTTCGACGAGATCTCGCAGTTGTAGGAGATCTCGTAGCGGATCCCGTCGGCGTAGCAGTTCTCGACGCGGTTGCGGCGGATGTACACCTTGCCGGTGGCGCCGTTCTCGATGTCGCCCCAGATCCCGAGGCCGCGGGAGTCGTGACAGTAGTTGTCCTCGACCACGACGCTGCTCGAGTAGGTGAACTTGATGTCGCCCGACTCCCAGTCGTCCGGGCGGTACCCGTCGGTGTTGTTGTGGTGCAGGTGGTTCACCGCGACCCGGGCGCCGTCGGAGGCGTGGACGCCGATGCCGAGCTGCCCGACGTGGTGCACGTGGTTGTCGTGCAGGTACGCGTTCGTGGCGCCGTCGAGATAGATCCCGATGGCGTGCGTGTCGGCGATCTCGCAGTGGTCGACCTCGACGCCCGTTCCTTGCAGGGTCAGGGTGCCTTGCTGGGACGGCGGCGCGTAGTGCTGGATCTTGATGCCGGTGATCCGGATCCCCGTCGCTGACGAGTTGACGGCGTAGGTCTTGGACGCCATCACGACCGTGTGGCCGGCCGGGTCGAACGCGAGGTAGACGCGGTCGGCGGCGTAGTCCTGGTAGAACTCGCCCGGGTCGTTCAGCTCCGACAGCGCCATGACGCGCGTGAGGTGTGTCCCGTCGGACCAGACCTGTTCGCGTTTCTGGCAGGCGCCGGCGTTCGGGCCGGTGGTGACCTCGCACTGCACCGCGGACGACTCGGTGTAGTCCGGCAGTGCCGCGGTGGCGTACCAGTGGCCGCCGCGGTCGCTTGTCCAGGTGGTGAGGGTGGTGCCGCCGTCCCAGATCGTGCCGGCCTGCCCGACCAGGGTCTGTCCGGTCTTCGGGGCGAGCGCGTTCGGGCGGTGGGTGCCGGGCTTGAACAGGATCGCCGCACCTGTCGGGGCTGTGTTGAGTACGGCTTGCGGGTCGTCGCCCGGGTTGACCACGTACGTGTACCCGGTGCCGGGGTCGACCGGTGTGTAGCTGGGGCGGGTCCAGACCCCGGCCTTGCGGACGAGGGCGTAGCTCACGACGCCTCAACGATCCAAACGTCGCGCTCTTGGGAGATGGCGGCCGGGTCGTTGGCGGCGGTCGAGAAGAACACGCGCCTCAGCCGTGAGTCGGGCGCGGTGTCGAACGAGCTGGTGCCGGTGTTGTAGTCGCACGCGACGAGCACCTTCACCGGCAGGATGCCCTGGGTCTGCGATGAGGTGGCGGGGATCGACGGCACGTAGTCCACGAGGTCGACCGTGCGTCCGGAGGTCGCGACGACAGCGAGCCCGGACACGTCACCCGGTGCGCCCTTGAGTGAGGCGAGGAACTGGGCTTCGGTGCCGGTGTTGCCCGCATCGAGCCACGACTGGTACGCCGACTTCCCTGAGGTGCCGGTCGCGCCGGTGGCTCCTGCGGGGCCGGTGTTGCCGGGGTCGCCCTTGTCGCCTTTCGCGCCGGGCAGCGGGACGACGCCTGCGCCTTGCGGGATGGGGTCGAGGGTTCCGAGCTGCAGCGGGTCGGTGCCGCGTGGGATGGGCACGTGGTAGGTCTGCCCGTACCGGTTGCCGTCGGCGTCCTGCAGCGTCTCGGTGACGGTGTAGGTGAAGTCGTGGTTGTGCATG